ATTACAGTTATAACTATACCGTTAATTAAATTGTCTATAAACTCTTGGCGTTCATACACCAGCGCCCTTTGCCGCTTTCTCTGTTCGGCCTCAATTTTTACAATTTCTTTCCAAGCCGAAGGCCCATACGTCCAAGATATATGGTTTTTTAATTCGGTTCTGTGTTGCTCTAATTTCTTTTTGGCAGACCAAATGTCGAGAGCCGTAGCCTCGGTATTGGAAAACAACTTATGATAAAGCGATGGCTTTTGTGACTTCTTCTCAAGGAAGTCTATGTCGCTTGAAGCCTTGGCAAACTGAGAGATAGCGCCAGTAAAGCTACTAATCTCCTTACCGACTTCACATGCTTTCTTTATGCCTTTGTAGGCGCTAGTCGCCAAAGCGATTGCTGAAACAGGATCTAACATAACTTTAAGGGGCCCTTGGTGTTCTTAGTTATTCCCCGTTTTAAGTAGCGTTCCTCTGTTCTGACGCTTGCCGCTGAACGTCGATGCGTTCGCGATTAACATCACTACGATCGTCTGCGATCTGCTCCTGAAGCTCTAGCCTAGCTGAATCAGTGACGGCACGTTGCTCAATCTTCATGCCTTCAAGTTCTAATTTAGCTTGATCAATCGCCAACTTATGCTGGGCTTCCATTTCTTTAATAGAAAGTTCCTGCATCCGAATGTCAACTAGAGGGTCTTTATCTTCCGCGTCTGCGCCTTTGTAGGTCATCAACGGTGCGATTTCTTTAAGAAGTTCAGCCTCGATCTGAGCAACCCGTGCTTCAATCTGATCAGGTTCGAACTGTGGAGGAGGCGGAGCCTGCTGCTGCTGTTGCTCCATCGCCATCTGTTGCGCACTTGCAGGGTCAATTGCCCCAGTTTGCACTAGAAGTTGAAGCTGTTGCTGTTGTTGTTGCTGCGACTGCTGCCCCTCGATAGCCTCTTCGTTTAGGGCCTTTAACTCTTCATCAACCATTTCACGCGCTTTCATGCTGACATGCTGGAAGATATGACTAAACAATACCGCCAATACAGCCGGTGCATCCTGGAGAACCGAGAACTCAAGCAACGCCAGGTGCGCTTGAATGTGAGCTTCATGGTCCTGTTGTGGAGCGGGCGCGGGCGATTGACCGTTAAGCATTGCACCGTTCTCTACCGCTGGGTCCTGTGGAGGAGGCGGTGGTGGGGGCGGTGGCAGGATCTCGTCAATGTTCTGCACCTCTAATGCTAAATACATCCGCCGATAGGCTGCATGTAAGTTATGCATTTGCGGGTTCGACTGGGCCAGTTGAAGTTGAGTCTGAGCCAGAGTCACACGCTGTGCCATCGAAAAGATGTTCGGATCAGAGACGGGGAGGACGTCGATCCGACCATCAAAGTCTTGCGTCTTAACCGCAGCAGGAGCGCCTGCAACCTCATAAGGATACTCAGGAGGTAGGTTTTCAGCGAAGATACGAGCTAGAAGCCTGAACTCAGACTTCTGCGCGTAGTGCAGGCGTTTGTGAATCGCGGACATAACCTTTGTCCCACGCTCTAGCATAGCAACCGTAGTTCCTACAGGCGTTTCTTGATTCATATCGGACATCTGCTGATCGGCTAATGCAGTGAACCTGCGCCCATCACTAACCAGCCCACCAAGCATTTGGGCCAGAGTAGCTGACGGCTCCTTGTACGGAAGCGGAACAATAGAGTCCTTAATGCTTCCTCCAGGGGCGTCGATGTCCCTCCACTCTCCAGGTTGTAGTGGCTCGTCAGAGTTGCGTACACGCACTCCACGGGCCTTAAAACCGGCAGGGAGGTTGGCTAGGGTTCCAGCGTCGATAAGCTGTCGTAGGATGCTGGTAGCGGCTCTCCCGAGACCGCCAATCATATGGATTAGACCAAAGCCGTAAAAGCCCAATCCTGGGGTAAACTTGTAGTGCACAAAGAACTGCCGTTTGCGCTGCAACGGATCTTCCATGTCATAGTTGCGACGAATAGAAAGTATGCGCCCAGAGCTCTGGTCAAGGGTAACGATGTAGGGAAGACGAATGCCAGTAGGCTCGCCCGTTGCCTCATCCATATCCTCAAAGCCTTCGATGTCCAGATCAGCATGCATCTCAAGGATGGTCATCACATCGTCGCTGTAGTTCTTGGATAAGCCCTGTAGTTCGTTGACCTTCTGCTCTACGGCATCTTCTTCGTTGTCGCTCGAAGCCTGCAACTCTACGTCACGGTAAACACCAGCAACCTGCATCTTACGGACTTCGTTCTCGTCCATACGCAACACATGTGTCACACGGTTAGCCGTCATTAAATCACTGGCAGAGTAAGGTACAACCAAGTCCTGCGCCGGAATAAACTTAGATACTGCCCGTTGTTTGGTAGGATCGAAGTATACCTTCTTGAACGTAGACCCGCTCAACGGGAGATAATACAGAAGCTGGTCCATATCTGGATCGTACTCTTCCATGATCTCCGTGATCTGGTAGTTCATAAAGTTCTGTACGCGCGTAGCCTGTGCCTCGCGCTCTGGGCTAGTTGCCCCCAATACGCCAGTCTTAACTGGGCCACCGGATGGCAGTAACTCTTTATATGCCTGCGCTTGGAACTGAGTTACACTCTCCGCAACTAACGGGTGCGTAATACCAGAAGCACCTTGGAATGGTGTTGACCGGTCCTCAGTCTTAATACCTAGAAGATCTAGTCCGTTAACGTATGCATCTTCCCACTCGGATCGTGATTCTAGGTCCTCGTCGTATAAACCACGCAGTTCGCTAGACAACTCCCCTAGAGTTCCGTCATCCAGAAACTCGGATAGGTTAGCGTCAAACGGAATTAATTCTTCTTGCGAAGGTAGATCGCCCTGCCCAGCCATTAAAGCCTGAACAATCGCTCCGCCTTCTCCGTCCTCAATAACTTCAGCCCCATTCGGAAACTCCATCGGTACATCAATGGGTATTTCTACATCGGGGAGCCCTGCGGTATCGGCTAGGTCTAAGCCTGGTGCGACCATGTTAGGTGGTAATGCCATCAATAATACTCCCGTTTACGGGGCCTCCATTCTAGTTCGTCTTCCTCTTCGCCGACTAGGGAGATGAACCCTCCCTGCCTAAAGCGCATAAGTGCTAACGTCATACTATCACAAAAGTCATCGTTCTCGCCATTAGGAAATGAAACTACTTCCTCAATAACTTCATCCGCAAACTTTTCATGCATTGGTGCCCACACCATACCAGCTTCGAACAACGGAGCAACCATGTGCATACGACTTACCTTATCAGTTCCTTTGCCTGGAGAAAAGCCCAATGCTGGAATACCTCGAAGACGGAGCTCATCAATCAAAGGTGTACCAGTAGCTTTGGCCTCCACCAGTACCATATCAGGTTCCCAATACTCATGCTCTTCATACGCAATTTCTTTCAACTCAGGGAAGTTCCAACGCCCACGGCGGGCATCCAACAGAACAACATTGTCTGGTCCTCCCTCAGAAGGTTTGAATATTCCCCACGTTGTAATGGCCGAGTAGTCGGCGCTTTGCTTTTTGGAGAACGCGGTGTCGTAAGACTGAATAATGTAACTGAGAGACGGTATCTTCTCCTTCTCCCAGTCCTGCCACCACTGCCTTTTGATGATTGCAGACTCAGAAGACGTCGGTTGTTGCTGCCACTGGGCATTCCACTTGCCTACCGGAAGGTCAGCTTTAATAGATAATAGGGCCGCTTTGTCCCAAAATTCAGGCCATAAGGGCTCATCTGACGGCATAATCGCTGGAAACTCTACAACTTCCCACTGGTCGGACATCACATCGTTGCCCTGCGCGGCCAGTAATCTGCCTGTCAAGTCTTTTTTACCCCACCTCGTCATAACAATTATGATCGATCCACCAGGCTGAAGACGCTGGCGGGGTCCAGAGGTGTACCATTCGTAGGCGTTGTCGAAAGCGTTCTCGCTTAACGCATCTTGCTCCGAATGAGGGTCGTCAATAACGAGTAAATCCGCGCCACGGCCAGTAATTGCCGCGCCAACACCCGCAGCAAAGTACTCTGCGCCCTTGTCAGTGCCCCATTTACCCGCACCCTTATTGTCTTCCTTGAGGTTGGTCTCTGGAAATATCTCTTTATACGCTGGATCATCGATTAAATCCCTTACTTTTCTACCAAAACGCACCGCAAGCTCTGTGTTGTGCGTAGCTTGTATGATCTTTAGCTTTGGATTACGGCCCAAAAACCAAGCCGGCATCAGGTAACTAGCAAACTCAGACTTAGAATGTCGAGGTGGCATGTTGATTATCAGGCGTTTACACTCTCCACGAGCAACCGCCTCAAGCTTTTTAGCTATAACACGGTGATGAGCGCCCTCAATAAAGTTCTCATAGACGTGGTGAGCGAACGGCATGAAGTGATCGTATGCTCGTTCTTGAAGATCTAGGCGATTCTTAGCCTCCGTCAGCGCCAAAATCTCTTTCAGCGCCTCCTCGGGTAGTGCCTGTAAATTCATGCTCTACGCCTTGATCCATACTCTGGGTTCTTGTTCGTTTGATAGTAAGCCCCACCCGTTGGGCGAACCTTCTCAGGCAAGGAATCTATCTGTTGACATACAAACTGGCCCTTAATCATTACCTTCTGGTATCCGTCTGGGCACTCAAAGTCATCTTCTAGCGGAACTAACTCGTCGCCATCGTCATCATCACTGTCAATTGGATCAAGATCGATTGTTGCTCCACCGTCGTCGTCTCCGACATCTTCATCGACTTCAACTGTTATGCCTTTATCGTCTTCGTCGTCTTCATCGTCTAGGACAACTACGCCAACTGGAGTCTTAACTGGTGTTCTTACTTCAGTAGCTACGGTCTGATCGGTAATTAGTGGAGTAGTTACGGTCTGATCGGTAATCGCCGTAGTGGTTTCCGCCGGTACTTCAACGACAGTAGCAATATCTGTGCCCGTAGTTGTGCCCTCAATTGTATCAAACTTTGGATCCACCGGAGTTTTCGCAGCACCTACTTCGGTGTCTGTTATAATCTCCCCGACGAGTCCGCCCACGTCAGAACTGGTAGTGTCAAGAGTAGCAATGCCGGTGTTCGCTGTATCCACAGGCACTAACGAAGTACTTGGCCCAGTGGCTTTAGATGCATCAACACCCATTGCAGTTTCAGCAAGGTTCGCCACCTCAACCATCGACAAGTTGTTATCCTTAGCAAGTTTTGTAGCCGTTGCCGCAGACAATCCACCTTCTTGAGCCACTTCAGTAGCAATAATGTCAATGATCGACTGTTCTTTTGATACGGCTTCTGTAGCAGTATCCGTAATCGCGGGGGCGGAAACTGTAGATCCCGCCGCGAGGTTTGGATTAAACGTTCCCCCAAGTCCCAGCGCACTTAAACCAACAGGCATCTGTGTATTAACCGGAGCATCGGTAGTTGGAGCCGCTAGTTTAGGAACTTCAACCACAACGTCCGTCCCAGGTATTGTAATCTGATCTAGGTTCGTAGTCACGTTTGGTTGCGCCACAGCAGAGATATCAAACGCGGGAAGAGCGTCTGTGGTGGGTGCAGTCAGAAGTTTCGGAGCCGTCTGTGTTCCTGATATAACGTTTGCCGCAGCCGGCGCAGCCGGAGCCGTTAGCTGTGTCGCAGCCGGAGCCGTTAGCTGTGCTGGAGCCGTAGTCATAAGACCAGTAGGCGCCGCAGAAGAAGTCATCGCAGTGTTAACCCCGCCTACATCTGACAGTGCAGATCTCTGCGCCGCAGTAAGACCCGTGCCAGCAGGACCACTAGGTTGTGGCGTCAGGTTTGGTGCTGTTATAGCGGCGCCACCGGAGGATGTTACTGCATTTGGATTTGTTGCAAGATTTAATC